CCGTTGGCATGACGGGCAGGCTGGCGGACGGCTGATCAGCGGACGTGATCACGAGATCAGCGGCGGACTTAGCAAGGGTAATGGTAGTCATAACATCTACGCTTTCTGGCACTATGTGCCGTTGTGTGATACTACGTGGCATGGGCCACATAGGCCGGACGCAATGCGACTGGCAAGAAAGAGTGTATCACATATACAGACACTGTCAACTGCCGCTTTCAGGTGCAGTGCAGTGTGGTGTGATGTGTATAATGATTATATGTGGTGTGGTAATTTGTGTGTTATAGGCGATTAAGGCATGGTTGTGCTGATGTGGTTGCGACAACCCGATTGCACACTCCGCATATTATTCGTTCTCTATTCGTACTAGAATGCATACCGCACAATCGCACAGCGCTGCGCATGGGAGTGGCATACGAGCGTCAGCTAGTAGGGTAGCAGGCATACTCTAGAAACGCACAGGTGACGTTTTCATGTTTTGTTCTTTACCTCTCAAATAGCGTGCAAGTGACCATGCGTCACATAGTGTGCTTTATAGCATGCTAGCTAGTGCTCTAAGTAGCAATACACATAGCGTTGTGTCGCACCTGTAGTGCAGCGCATGCGTTGCTATTGCTGGCGTTGTCATGGGTGCAACATGGCGCTTCGCTTACCCGGCAGGCCGCTTCAAGTCCGAAGCTGAAACAGGCGCGCGACCATCTCATTCGCACGGCGCGAGCAGTGCTCAGCACCGGCGGCGGACGCGAGCATCTTGCGAGCGGTTGTCCAAAGGACAACACAGCAAGGTATAGCCTGAGCGTAAGCGAAGGCTATTCCGCTTTGCTTACTTAGTGTCTAGCGTAGTGAGATGTAGTGAGGTAGGTGGGAGGTAGTCCCCGGGTCAATCCCAAAGTGGAGTGCTAATGCTTGGCCGGTCTCAGCGGAGAGAGCGCACTCACAAGCCCATATAAGATGTGAAAAAGATAAAAACCAAAACGCCAACGATGCACAGTGCTTAAGTACTCATACGAAATGAAATGAAAAGAAAAACACCTCCTGCTATGTGAGTAACAGGAGGTGTAGTAGAAGGGCATGAGGATGCTAGAGTGGAGCGCCAGTTATAGCTTACTGTGTATATGATGTCAACATGTGTAGAGCTATGTATGTGTGTATGCTAGCTTGTGTAGTAGAACAACCGGAGGCATACGCAGGCCGGCGCTTTCGCGCCGGATGTGTAATATCTCAACTTGACGTATAATGAGTATACTGCTAGCCGACGAAGATAGTTGCAGATGTAACCATTGAACAAAAGGAGATCATCATGCCCTCGTACAGTGGCTTGTTCGATGGTGTCCACGGTCAGCCTTATGCACCTATCAATGAAGCTGGTGCTGCTTCACGTGGTGTAGCTCGTCTCATGTCACCACAAGGTAATCTCGCATTCGCACGTGCTGCTGATGCGATGACGACTGCTGCAGCTATTGGTCTGCCTATTGCTAACGGCGGCTACACTCAAGTAGCAGCAGTGCAGGCTGATGGTATGAACCAAGGTGGCTTGCGTCCGATCTCTACCTACACCTTTTTGAGTGGCAACGTGACTGCAACACAGCTTGCTCTCGTTGACAATCAACTCAATCCTCGCTTCATGCCTGCTATGTCTGTTGCAGGTCAGGAGTGCAGTGGCTATCCCGTCGATAAGTCAGGAAACGGTGGTGGTAGCAAGGTCGGTACGCTCTAGTGGTAGCTAGCCTACAAGACCTGAAGTTTGAAATGCTTCCTGCTAATATACAGGAAGCATTGCGTGGTTTTGGCATCAGCTCGACTGGTGCAATGCATGCGATGTATGAGAAGTATAAAGACTCGCCCACCATGCTCAACATGGGCATGCAAGCTATCGGTCTCTCACCAGCAGCCGTAGATCAGATTGTAGCTCAAGCAAGCGCGAAGCAGCATTCTGCAGCAGCGCCACCTCAACCTCCCACGAGGACGAGTGCTGCCGCTCCCAAGGCAACCCCTGCTGTAGTTGCGCCTGCTCGTGCCCCTGTGAGTGCTGCCCCTCAAGCTAACCCCCAACCGAGAGGGGTAGTACCACAGGCGGCTCCTCGACAGCAAGTGCAAGCTCCTGACACTGCGGATGTACCTGTAGACGATGAAGGACAACCTCAACAGCCGCAAGCAACACCTGATGGCGAAGAAGACAGTGACACACAAACTGATCCGAGCGTCAACACAGCAGCCGCGCCAGAAGTTGAAGCACCCGCACAGCAGCCAGACGACGAAGCATCCGAAACTCCAGACACAGTTGAACCTCCTGGTGACATTGACAGTCAAGGAGCTGACGATACTACTGACGTCGATGCATCCGGCGCAGCTTCTGCAGTATCTGATCAGGACGCCGCGATCGAACAACTCATTGCGAATGGTCGCGATCCAAGTGTATCAGGCGATGACCAAGCTGGAGCAAGAACAATGGCTAGCAGAGCAATGCCGCGAGGAGCTGGTAAGAGTGCAACTAGAGGCGGCCCAAAGCAGCAAGCAGTAATGGATGACATCGTCTCTCAGATGATGGCACAGAATGCAATGCAGCAAGGACCACCGCAAGGTATGCCTCCTGCAGGACCACAAGCGCCGCAGATGCCACCTCAAGCGCAGCGACCTCCGCCTCCTGTAGCGCAGAGAAGCCAACGCTCTGAGGAGATGATCTCTAATCTAGTGAAGGGCGCAAAGAGCAAGCAAGAGGCGCAGTCAAAACGTGGTGCTCCTACAGGACGCAGATGAGCAGTGACACACCTACACATTTACCACTTGCAAATGGACTAATTATCGACACTGCCACAGGGCAGGCGATGGTCCCCAGCACGTCACCAGATGCTGTCATCGCGCAACAAGCCAAAGAGAAGAAAGCAACCACCAAACCTCCGCGTAGTCACCCTAGCAGTAATAGCACTGTGCGTCGGGGCTTGGTTGATCTTCCTGCTGATCATCGAGCGGTTACTACAGTAGGCGTAGTGTGGCTGTACTTCACACTAGGCGTGACAGACGCAGAGATGGCTGAGGCCACTGGACTGCGTATCAGCCAGATCGAGATGATGAAGCAGATGCAGTTGTTCTCGCAGCTTGATGAGCTGTTGAAGAGCAATCTCGCACAGCTTGCACATGCTGATGTACAACAGCGCATTGACAATGCAGCAGGTGATGCACTCGATGCTCTTGAAGTGATGCTGACTGATGAAGATGTCAAGCCTGCCACTCGCGCTCGCATCCTCATGAACATGCTCGACCGTGGTGGATTTGCTCCTAAGCAGATCATGGAGCACAAGCACTCACTTGAGGGTGGCTTGACTATTCGACACATCAAAGACGTAGCACGTCCCAAGGACATGCCAACGATCAACGTGAAGGAGATTAACAATGGCTATCGTCCCGAATAAAGACGGACAAGGCATCCTCGCTAATGGAGCAGTTGGCATTGTCGATCCTTCTTACTGCTTGCCTACTACATATGGCACAGGTGTTCCATCTACTGTAGGCTATCCGGGTGAGCTACGCACTGACACTGCAACAGGCAACATATACGTCAATCTCGGCGCTAACAGGTGGGCACTTCACCAGTGGTAGCACGACGCATAGCGCAAGGTGATGAACGTCCTGAGTTTATCCTTAAGGAAGGATCACTTCAGGACTTGTTCATGCGTTCGTATGCGAAGGTGCAGCTATACGGAGGTGGCTTTGGTAATGGTAAGACATCAGCAGCAGTCATCAAAGCACTACACCTGTGTGAGTGGTATCCTGGCTCTACTGGTCTCATCGCTCGTTCTACGTATCCAAAGCTCAATGACACTATAAGAAAAGAGTTCCTCAAATGGTGTCCTAAGAACTGGATCAGAGCCTTCTCTACAGGACAGAACGGCGACAACATCTGTTACTTGAAGAATGGCACTTCTATCTATTTCAGATACATCGCACAGCAGGGTGTGAAAGCAGAGAGCAGCTCCTCCAACTTGCTGTCTGCTACATTTGATTGGATCGTTGTAGATCAAGTCGAAGACCCTGAGATCACATATAAGGACTTCCTCGATTTGTTCGGCCGCTTGCGTGGTCGCACGCGCTACATAGGCGATGACCCCAACATGCCTATCACTGGCCCACGCACGATGATGCTCACGTGCAATCCAACTAGCAACTGGGTCTATACAAAGTTAGTAAGACCGTTGCATCTATACAAAGCGACGCACGCAATCACTGACGACCTCCTCTGTGTACGTGACATCGACCGTCTACCAGTACTTCACGACGACAAGCCTCAGCTCATGCTCGAAGTTGTAGAAGGATCGACATATGAACTGCGACACGTGCATGAAGTTGATGGTGGTGACTTCATCCAAACCCTTGAGACGATGTACACAGGTCAACAACGTGACCGCTTTCTGCTTGGTGTGTGGGCGAGTTACGAAGGGCTTGTATATCCCCAATTCAATCTTGTCGGGCACACGCTACAGCAGGGCGATATCGAAGCGCTCCTTGACGGCTACTATAGAGACAATTACAAACCCACGTGGATTGAAGGCTACGACTACGGTCAAGCTGTCCCGTCGTGCTACGCACTAGCGTTTGTCACACCAGACAATCACGTCATCATCTGCGACGGCTTCTATCAGAAAGAGATGACGATTGATGATCAAGTTGGGCGTATAATCGCTATACGCAAACAGTGGCAGTGTGAGCTTGATGAGCTACACAAGATATACGCCGACCCGTCGATCTTCGGTAGGAAGACAGTAGGCAAGCGCACTGTTGGTAAAACAGTTGCAGACATGTTCAAAGAAGATAACATCCACATGCGACGTGGTAACAATGACATCAACAATGGCATCATCAAGGTCGGCGCTTATCTCAATGTTTCATCTCGTCTGCAACACCCAATTACCCGAGTGCCGGGATCACCGAGAATGTTCATCAATGCCGCACTCACGTGGTGGACAGACGAATGCGGTGGCTACTTCTGGCAGCAATCTACTGCAGGCGAACGCATTGACAAACCAGTTGATCGCAATGACCACGCAATGGACATGACGCGCTACTTGATGTCGCACATGCCAGAGATTGGCAGATATATAACACCGGCTGAAGAACGCATCCCATCCTACATGCTGTGGCAGGAGAAAGACGCAGCATACAAGGACGATCCAAGGAAGCATCGCTATGGCTAGTCAAGACTACAACGACCCACAGACGATGCCGCGTCCTCAGGATGCTACAGATGTGACTGACCAAGCGCAGTTCACATCATATGATGGCATTATGCAGCCGACTGATGGCATAGACCAGAATGCGCCCATCTATAGAGTGATAGGTGAGAGCAAGATACCTGTCTCAAAGTTCAGAGGCCCTCTCTGGCAATCTCGTTACCAGCAAGGGCTGAGCGCAATGCAGAAGAACGTCGATGCATGGGACGAAGCATACAGGTATTACCGCCATGACCACACCCGCAGTGACACACGCAGTGGAAGTGAGGACCAACACCCAGAAGGCACTCCACTGCATGGACCCTTACAATCGACTGAGAACATCGTCTTCGCGAATGTCTCCAGCATGGTGCCGATGCTTTTCACGAAGAACCCTGACGCTGAGTTCACCGTCGAGGATGAAGCTGACAAGCCACTTGCCCGAGTGCTGGAGAAACTTGTCAATACTCTTGCATCGAAGAAGACTGCTCCAGGTCTCAACCTCAAACGCAAAGTCAAGCGCAACATCGTCAGCACAGTGCTCACAAACATCGGCTGGTTCGAGGTTGGTTACACCCTCAGAGAGCAGTCGAGTGAAGCTGCAATGGCAGAGGTGGAGAAGCTATCGATTGAACTAGAGAAGGCTAAGTCACAGAAAGACATCAAAGAATGTGAAGGCAAGCTGCTAGCACTGGAGTTGACAATAGATGTCCTCACCCCATCAGGACCGTGGGTCAAAGTCAGAAGACCTAATCAAATCATTATCGACACAGCAGCTACCGACTTGGATCTCAGTGGAGACTGCAACTGGGTACTGTGTGAAGATCTCATTTCGACAGCCTACATCCGCGCCCGCTACGGCAGGAAGAAACCTGATAGCGATGAGTGGGAATCTGTATTTGCTCCTACGCACGTCATTAAGGCTGGCATCTCTCCTGATCAGGGAGAAAGAGGCCAGACTGACAATTTCCAACTCTTTTCTTACTCTACCGCCGAACACACGAAGTACGGATACACAGACCAGCGAGCCTTCCTCTCAGCACAAATGACGAAGTGCGTCTATGTGTGGGACAGAGTCACTCGTCGTGTTGAGTTATATAATGCAAATGACTGGTGCTATCCACTCTGGGTGTGGGACGATCCTTATCACCTTGACCAGTTTTATCCATTCGTCCCTATGGACTTCCACACTGATCCTATGACGATGTACGCTAAAGGTGAAGTGACCTACTACCTCGATCAGCAAGATGACATCAACGTCATTAATAATGAGTGGGCAAAGATACGCAAGTTCGCCACTGGTAAGGTTGTCTTCGACAAGAATGCATTCAAGGACTCATCGCTCATTGAAGAGCTGATAACAGGCACGACAAGTACGAATGCAATCGGCATCGATCTGCCTGAGGGCAAGAAGATTGGTGACGTGATCGCTCCGCTTCTGCCTCCGAGTGCAGAAGTGATGAAGTTCTTTGACAAGAAACCTGTCATCGAGGCCATAGATCGCTTGTCTGGAGTGGCTGCAGTGCAGCGAGGTGTTGAGTACAAGACCAACACCACAAATCGTGCCATCGAGTCCTACGAGTCTCAGGTGCAAACTCGTGCTGATGAGAAGATGGATGCTATTGAAGAGAGCGTAGGTCTAGTCCTGTGGCTCACTGCACAACTGTGCCTGCAAAACATGGAACAGCAAGAAGTGCAGATCATCCTAGGTGACAAGTTCGCCAAGGATTGGAAGAAGATGACCTCTGACGAGATACGCACCACCATTGTGCCACGTGTTGTAGGTGGTTCGACACTCAAACCAACGTCGCGTGCCAAGAAAGAGCAGGCGATGCAGATTGCACAGGTCATTGGACAGTTCACTAAAGCAACACCAATGGCTATCGTCGTCGCATTGAAGGTGATGGCACAGGCATTCGACAATGTGTTGATAAGTCAAGAAGATTGGGAGATGATCTACAAAGGCGTGATGCAGTCTATTCAAGCGGAGCAAGCAGCAAATGCACCTCAACAAGGACAAGCACCACCTCCGAGCGGAGGACCTCCTCAGCGAGCAGGTGCTGCGGCAGGTCCGCGCGCAGCAGCAGGTGCTCAAGGCAACCCTCAAGCTGGCGGAGGTGGAAACCCGCTTGAAAAAGTCGCAGACGCTGCCAAAGGTTTCACTGTTGACGAGATACAGCAACTTGTTCAGCAGGTTTCGGGCATCATTGACAGGCTTCCTCCACCGATCAAGCAACATCTAGGTGTACAACTCGCGCGTGGTAAGAGTGTAGCTGACATTGCTACTGAGATGATCGCACAGATGCAGCATTCAGCCGCTGCTTAGTAGAGGAGGCCCACATGGCCGCAGAGAACGAGCTAGAAAGCGCAGTCGGACAGTCGTTTGGTATCCAAGATGCGCCTGCTGATGCAGGAAGTGAGCAGCAAGGCGATGAACAACAGCAGGAAAGCCACGAACAACAGTCAGATGATGGCTCATCTGCAGAGGGTGAGCAATCTGCAGGTCAGCAAGGAGCAGAACGCGACATCTCCGACCCAAATGATCCCAGATATAGGGACAGAGGGCAGTTGTTCGATGACAAACCACGTCGAGGACCAAGAGGAGAGCTGCTTGACAAGGCCGGCAACATTGTAGCAGGCACGCGTCGTGAGAAACAGCTAGCTTACAACCTCAATCGTGCGCAGTATGCGGCTAATGTAGCAAATCGCGAGAACCGACGCTTGCTGCAAGCGATGACGCAGTTCAATCAGCTAGGAGAGATGGTCAGGAGATCAAATCTCACACCTCAGCTTGTGCAAGAGGCACTTGAGCTACGTGCTCGTGCTGAACAAGACCCAATCAACACAGTACGTGACATTGTCTCGCGAGTTCTCGCAAGTGGCGTGACAATGGATCAGATATTTGGTAACGATGCAGTGCCGAATATCAACGCCAATCTGATAAAGAATGAGCTTGATAAAAGACTAGGCCCGCTGCAGCGGAGAGAAGAGCAAGCTGCACGCAGTGAACGCATCAACCAGCGAGCTGCTGAGCAACTTGACGACTTCTTGTTCAATCACGAACATGCCAACGTTCATGGTGTCGAGATCAGCCAATTGGTTGATGCTCAGCAGTTGTCGCCAGAACGTGCGTACTTTGAGCTGCGTAGTTGGGCAGAAAGACGTGGTATGGACTTCTCACAGCCTCTGCGGCCTCAAGTGCTAGCTGCTATGCAGCAAGCTAGAGGTGGAGGTGGTAGGCAGCAACCACAACGACGCACGACACCAGCAGGCGCACGCGGTAACGGACAGATGGAGACGCTTGAACGTGGCACCGCACGTGGAGACTTCAAGAGTAATGCACCGTGGGGTGCGATTGCTCGCGCTGTCTACACGGAGATCAACAACAAGTAGCTAGTGCGCTAGCTAGAAAGGCCACATTCACATGCCCGTGCTCCAGAACGTCCTCGCTACGACGATTGAGCGTAGCAGGAAGAAGTTGATCGTTGCAGCCATGCAGTCGAACGCATTGATGGCATGGTGCTTTGCACGTGATCGCATCGAGAACGAACCCAGTGGGTATAACATCACCAATCCACTGCTGACTGGTCGCAATCCGACTGTAGGCAGCTATAGCTACTACGATGCGCTGCCTGTTCAGCAAACTCAAGAGTTCATCAAGTTGGAGTACAGATGGTCCCGTGTTGCTGGTACTGTCATCATCTCCAATCAGGAAGAGGACGAGAACAAGGGTGAAGCTGCCGCAGTGAAGCTGCTGCAGGGTAAACTTGAAGCTCTTGAGATGAGCATCAAGGAGAAGTTCTCCATGTATCTCTACGGTGCAGGAGGTGGCAATGATCCCAACGGTCTTGCTCTTCTGCTCCCTGACGATCCTACAGTAGGCACACTCGCTGGTGTGGATCGTGCGATGGAGCCGCAGTGGAGGCCATCATCGTATGACTTCGCTGGCACTCTCAGCGCTACGAACATCGAAGAAGGCTACGATGACGTGTTGCTCGACCTGAAGCAGGGCACTGAGCGGCCGAAGGTGATCATCGTAGGGCGCAATCAGTACAGGCTCTATCGTGCAGCAGTTCGCAGCAAGATCACCATTCCGCTCACCAACACATCGGCTGGTAAGCGCATGATGGACCTTGGCTTCGACGGCATTAGTCACAACGGCGTGCCGATCATCTATGACGAGAGCTGCCCCGTTGATCGTGCGTTCTTCATCAATGACACCTATATGCGACTGCATATCCTCGGTGATAATAATATGAAGAACGTCGATCTCACAGCACCTTGGACTATCGACGGATACGGTCAGCGCGTCATCACGCAGTGTCAGTTCTGCACGTGGAAGCAGTATCGCACGCATGCAGTGGTGAATGACTAATGGCAGTACATCAAACAAACGCAATGCAGTCTCTCTCGATGGAAGAGAGACAGAAGGTGTTGCCCTCATACACAGTCACGCCGCTGACTAGAGAGGTGATGTCTACAGTAGCAGTCAAGGACGAACTCGGCTTCCGCACAGTGCAGAAGAAGATCGAAGTTGAAGGCTACATGGTGCGTACATTGCGTAATGACAGCATCTTCGTCACTCATGAAGAGCTAGTGAGGATGAAGCTGGATCGCAATCTCGTGCCTATGGTTGTCGCTGGTGGTGATGACGCTGCAGTTGCAATGCAAGAGAACAATCCTGCATTGTCGAAGGATCAACGGCAAGCGCTCGACGTGTTGATGAAGCTCGTTGAGCAGAACCCCTCGCTTGTGTCTCAACTCCTCAACGCTAAGGCTGAAGGTGGCGATAAGCCAGCACCAGCAGATGAGGAGCCTGAAGAAGAAGACGAGGAAGATACAGAACTCGAGAAGAAGGATAAATAGCAATGGCTGTGCAAGTCGCAGTTCCTAGCATGAAGCGCATCAACTACCGCGTTGCTGATCTCATGTACGCAGCAGATGTCGGCGTTGATGGTCAGGCAACCGTTGACATCCCTGCGTGTGCTGCAGCAAGCGGCACTGCACTTCTCAATGCGCTGGTCGTTGCTGCTGCTGGTAACGTCGTTCCTACAGCAGTGCAGACTGAAGCAATCATGGGTCGTTATGGTCGCAACATCACTGTTGTTGGCATTGCTGGTGCTGCTGGCAATGCTACGCTTGTTGGTGCTGACTATCTCGGTCAGCCTATGCGTGAGACGTTCGTACTTGCTGGTGCTACACCTGTTGTAGGCAAGAAGATGTTCAAGGACGTTCAGTATCTTATAGCGCCTATGGCTTCTACCTACAGCATCGGCGTTGGTGTCATCCTTGGTGTGCCTTACAAAGTGCTTCATACGTCGCTGCTCGGTGAGCTGACGAGTGATGTGACTGCTGGTGCAGGTGCGTTGCTTGCTGGTGTTGTGACGCAGACACTTACCTCAGGTGATCCGAGAGGTGCCTACACTCCTGCAGCGGCACCTGATGGCACTCGTACTTATAGGTTCACGTGCTTCGTGGATCGCAACAATCTGCATGGCAGCGCGCACGTCATCGCGTAGTTGTCCAAACAGAGGAGATGACAATGGCTGAGCACAAAGCACCTGCACATGAGCAGGCACAACAGCAACCGAAGCAGGAACCGCCGAAGAAGCCTCTGACTGAGTTTGGAGGCAAGAAGATCGTAGCTCGCAGAGCAGCGCGTCAAGGTGATGATGGCTACCAACTCAGCACGCTTGATGAGCAAGTGACGATCATTCTGGAGGATGGAAGCGAAAAAGTCCTCAAGGGCAGCGATCTGTTCGAACCCACGACGAAAGCGTAGTGTTCTCAATGAGATAGCTCTCACGGTGTACAGCCGTGAGAGCTAGCTGCGCGCTATATATAAGGTGTGGAACAAACCATGACCACATTTGGTGAGATTGTCACGAAGGTGTTGCAGCGACTATCGCTCGTTGAGGGCTTAGACGCACAGATATACGCAGAGCCTCGCATCCAGCTAGCTGTACAACACAAGTTCGATACGATGTTCAGGGAGTATTGGTGGCCTGAGTACACAACATATCAGGATGAGTATGTGCTCGATGGTAGCACTGGGAATATCACCGGCGATCTAACTGACAAGCTCAATGACTGGCGTGATCTACACAGCGTGCTGTCAGAGAACAGCAGCAAGCCACTTCCTATCTTGCCACTCAATACTCGTATAACGGATATACAAGCGCCGACCATTGTGTGGACTATCAGCAATCCGAGCAAGATGTTCTACATTGCACCTAAGACCACAAGTGGCAAGGTGTGGTTGACATATAGAACAAAGCCAAAGGACTTCGAGGAGGATCATGAAGTCATACTGCTCGATCCACAGTTGCTGATACTAGGCACATGCTGGGATATACTAGAAGACGACGGCACCAATCCGGGAGCGAGTGACAAGTTCAGAGGACTATATCAAGATCAAATCAATCAATCCACGCGCATGTTCCACAACATGAAGCTCGACACTATGATGCCAAACCGCTCAGTCTCAACAAGGTGGTGGTAGTAGCAATGGTGCAGATACTCGGCGGTGCCAAGGACAGACAACGCAAGCATAGACCAACTGCACATCTGCAGAATACCACTGTGCGTGACTTCGGAGGTGGTCTCAACGTAGTAGACAGTGAGCTGAACCTGACGAGCAAGTTCGCTCCTGTGTTTGACAACATGGTCACTTACACCGACAGACGTGTGGGACCGAGGCAGGGTTATGAACTGTGGATGAAGACGAAGCAAGGTGTTGAGCAGGCTGGTGTCACTGGTTTGTACTTCTCATTTACTACAGGATCACGTCGCATATATATCAACTGGGTAGGACATCCATTCTCGATTGGAGCACCTTATCAGAACATTCAGCACATTACATTGAGTGGCTTTGACCCACCTACGTTATACTACGGAGTGCCTGGGAGTGATTTCAATCGCACGCATGGTGTAGTGGTAGTTGATGCCAACGTGTTGGCGATTATAGTAGCAACTGCAGCTACAGGGACTGCTGCAAATCAAGGTCCGTGGAATGTTGGTTGGACACGCGACACACATATGTGTGGTGGCAGTCCGATTGAGTGCTTCTACTTCAGCAATCACGTTGTCGTATGGACAGACTGCGGAGAGATATTCGTTGTCAACTCTGCAAAGGCAATGACACGCATCTGGTCGAACTATGAGGCATATGCGCAAGCAGGTAGTCCTATATCGTGGTCATATAGTCAGATCATTGCGAAGGACGTATTTGGCAAAGAGCTATTGTGTTGCAATGGTGTAGACAAGCCAATCGCTATCAGCTTCGCACAGTATCCATATGCGAAGTATCAAGTCGACCCTGGCAACAGCTTTAGTAACGACAAGGTGCCAGTGTTTGACGTGTGCAAGTCAGCGTTCAGATATTGGACTGTGCATGATCCATATAATGACCATGCGACAGAGATACGCGTAGCTGCTAAGGATACATCTGTTGTGTTCTCAGATGCACCTGACAGTGGTGATGCAGTTGATGTGAATGTGAGCAAGATCACAGCTAGCGTTGAGCTGACTGTGCGTGCGTATGCGACCATTAAGGATGCACTACTTGTCATCATGCCTAGTGCAACGATCATGATGAAGTACGGCTTCTATGATACACTAGACAATCACGATCCACAGCCTAATGACATGTTGAATGGCTTCGGTACATCAGCAATGCGCTCTGTCGTTGAGATAGGCAGCGACGTGTTCATGATTGACTACAACGGTGTGCCGAGTGCGCGCTTGTCAGCAGTCAGCAACGCAATCGTACCAGAGAGAGTGAGCCAGTTCATTGAGACTATGATGAGCCGTCATATCGGTCGCATGCAGAAGGAGACAACTAGGCTCAAGTTGTTTGGCTTCTTTGACCCCAAGAACAGACTAATTCACTTCTATCTGCCAAAGTATGACGACAGCGACGTGCGTTCGTTGAACTACGACCCGTTCTATTATGACAGCGACATTGCGAAGCAGACACAGTCGCAGCTAGTCGTGAGGCATGACAAGCACCAGCTTGAACTTGGCGATGTAGTGAGAATTAGTGGAGCAACAGGCTTCGGTGTTCTTGCAGCAGCAGACATCAATGGAGATAGAACAGTAGCTGGCATCCTCAGCGACGACTACATCCTCATCAACATCGACAAGGACCTGCCTGATGGCTCGAATGATGGAGGTGGTGGAGGTGCTGTGAAGCTGCAGCCTATCAACAATGAGACCATTGGTTATATATATCACTTCGTGCCAGCCATGAAGATGCAATCATGGTCGCGCTTCAAGATGTCGCCGCTGAAATGTGGATGTTCAACTATTCAAGGTCGTGCATTTGTCTTCGATCCTTCTGGACATATGCTGCGCTACGGCTCACCAGACCAGCCTATATATTCTGATTGGGTTGGTTGGTACGACTATATCTCATGGACACAAGGTCAGACGTACTATCCGGGCAATCGTATATTCGATGCATCTGATGGTCTAGTCTATCTGTGCTTAGAAACAGCAGTCAGTGGTGCTGCTAACTTCCGTGCAGCCAGACTAGAAGACCCAGATAGCTGGGAGCAGTATGCAGGTGTGCCTGTGAAGTTCGCATGGGAACTACCGTGGGCTGACTTCGGAACACGTCAGCTTTCTAAAGCTCTACGCTTCGCACATGTCGATGCAACAGGCAATGCGCAGTTTGACCTAGAGCTGTTCAACGACAACATATACAGAGATGCAGCAACTGGGACGCTCATACCAGCGAGGAAGGTCACATTCGTACCAAATGATGCATTCGCATTTGGTGGTGGCATTCAGACATATGGTGCTGGCAGGAGGACTAGAGAGCAACGATTGTGGAGTATGCCTATGAAGTTCAAACTAATGAAGGCACGTTTGAGTGGAAGCACAGTTGCACCTCTGTCTTTCAGCGCGATTTCTTTCCTGTATCAACGTGGCAGCGCAGTAAGAGGTTGATGTGAGCATTGACACGACGAGGGAAAAGATGCAGGAATACGCAGGAAGATGCATATTGACAGGTTCCCTTTTTCCAAGCCACCATAGGGCGGCGGAGGGGACGAGGCGGAGAGATATAAGAGAGAGATGTCGATCTTTCGCGAAGCGAAACATTAGGCGGAACAGAGTAAGAACAACCAAAAATACAGCGGCTGCATTGCCTGCTTATAGGGTGATGTATGGTCGCTAACATCAGAGGCTACACTCCTAACTACGGCCTCAAGTTAATCAACTTTGACACACCTAGGTGGCATACACTAGAGTATAGCAACTGGGAGCTAGTTGATGCAATCATGGCATCTACTGGTTTGCCGGGCCTACGTGGTGAGTGGATTAATAGTACGACATACACAGCAGGCGAGCGCGTATTTGATAGCGCTGATGGTAAGATATACGGTTGTTTAGTTACACATACATCTGCTGCAACTGGCACGTTTGCTGCTGATCGCGCAGCACATCCTACATATTGGATGTTGCAGACACTTGACACTCCGCGCTATCGTGGAGGGTGGGCTGCTGATGTTGTGTATAGTGTTGCTGATATCGTGTTTGTTAATTCATACGTCTATTACATCTGTATAGCAAACCACACATCAGGTGCAACATTTCCACCTGATGCGCCGAAGTGGTCAGTTGTCTTTGATGCTACTGCTGCTGTTAATTCAACAAACGCAAGCGCGACCGCTGCCGCAGGCAGCGCGAGTGCTGCAGCTACGTCTGCTACGAATGCTGCTACTTCTGCTACCAATGCGAACAACAGTGCTATAGCTGCTGCTGATAGTGCTAACAAGCTGTTTGGCACTTCTACATCATCTGTTGTAGTTGGTGTAGGTGGTAAGACATTCATCACGCAGGCAAGTAAGTATTTCAACGTTGGCAAGTTCGTCATGGTGCGAGCTAATGCCGACCCAGTTAATCAGTGGATGTGGGGACAAGTCACTTCCTACGCAGGAACGTCACTTGTCATCAACGCATTGACATCAGGTGGTAGTGGCACATTCGCAGACTGGATTATTGATGTATCTGGCTCGCGAGGTGCTATAGGTCCGCAAGGTCCTCAGGGAGAGCTTGGTCCTCCTCTTGTCATCAAGGGCACAGTTGCTAGTGCTGCTGCACTACCACCTACTGGCAACACTATAGGTGACATGTACATCGCCACTGACAACCAACACCTCTACATCTGGGACGGCACCATGTGGGATGATGCTGGGCCTCTTGGCACTAGCACAACTACAACTGCCGACAATCCTCCGAGCAATCCTAAAGACGGCGACATGTGGTGGGAGAGTGATAGCGGCATCTTCTGGGTCTACTATGATGACGGCAACACGTCGCAGTGGGTACAAGCAGGCGGTGCGGCTGCGAGTATCAACCAGAATGCTGTGTTGAAGACTGGCGACACGATGACTGGTGATTTGACAATTGCAAAGACATTGCCTGTCTTGGTACTTAATAAATCAATAAATGCAACTAACT